GTTTTCAGACGGTCTTCAGGCACCAAGGGGATTTAGCCCCTTTATTCCTGTTTTGGTAATCTGTTTAAGATTATTGATCAGGGATAGAATTCCTTCTATCACTGACTTATCCAATGGTATAGGTCTCTTCACAAGCACCAGAAGTAATTAAACTATAGGTGATGGTATTGGAGGTGATCTATCCTAAAGGATGGTTGATAGCCGGAACACATCTTGAGCGAGCGAAAGCTCACTTCTCTCTTGGCCAAGAGGGGAGAGGGTTGACTTGGGTATCGTAGTGGATACTTAGGTCTAGCTCCAAGATGGACTTCTAGTGAGTTTCAATACCTGCCGTCGCGAAAGCAACAGCGGAGTTGGATCTCAGTAGTTTTGGTTTTGATTCGCGAGCGTTTTGGAAACGCAAGGAGTTTATCTTAGGCCCTTCCGCCTCGAATAGTAGTGAGTGTTCTTATGGTAACGCTTGCTATTGTCTGGGTCGGGAAAAGACTAAGAATCTTAAAATTTATTATGAAGAAAAAAGAATTAAAATTCTTCTCTCTCTATAATTCCTTTCGAGATAACCTTATTACTGATCCAATGGTATCACTAGGTAATTCTGTTGAATTACCAGTACTATTCAAGAAACTTGGGTGGAGACTTGTCTCTGCCTGTTTTCCTTCAATAGTGAAATTCAATGGACGTCTTAGACAGCTTCATAATTTTGGACAACATATCCTTCGGATGCGCAAGCATCATGGGGATGTGTTTGTCGTAAAATATCTGAAAGCAAGTCAATTGGCGATTAGTAAAGCGATAGGTGGAGTTCCGTTCAAGTCTCTTCGTGAGCTTGAGCCGGAGCTACCTTTACCGCGGCTTACTTCATCCGGTCTCCCTGTGGTTATACCACTTGGAGATCGTAGAGCTATACTTTCGGGATCACCTTCGATTATTCGTTGGTGACAGACTTTGTTTGGAGTTTATAGAATACTCCAAATCCCGGGTACAGTGAAGTTAGCTACGATAGAGGCTCCTTATAGCGGGGACGAGTCCTTCTTGAATGAAGTTTCTGTTGACCTGAAGATCTTATTCTCCAAGTTTAAGAAAGTGCATTCTTGAAAGACTTTACCTGCTAAAAAGGGACTCCTTTTTCTTGAAAGTTCGTCACCCAATTTCGTGGTTTCATGACTAGGAATAGTCCAGGATGCTGTATTGCTACATCATACTGGGTTATCCGAATCCATGTTTCACATTATGGATGCGACTAGGGGGGCTAATAATCGGTTGAGGTCGATGTTTGATAATATCATTCATCTGTCTCATCTGAGAACTTGGGACCTCGGTAGTATACATAGTGGTAAAGGGCTTAAGGACTCTGTTGGAGAGTCCATAATCCCAAAAGGGCATGAGTTGCTTAACATCTTTCCATCTGTGATGGGGAGACTAGGGCAATTATCCTTGAAACATGAAGCCGCAGGAAAAGTAAGAGTATTTGCTATGGTGGATATATGGACTCAGTCTGTGTTGAAACCTGTGCATGATTCTATCTCCGAAATTCTTAAATCATTACCAAATGATGGTACTTTTGATCAAGGCGGAGCAGTCGAAAGATGCTTTGCTAAGGCTAAAATTGCCGGATATTCATACGGTTATGATTTATCTGCGGCAACTGACCGTCTACCGATTAAACTTCAGCGTGAACTGATATCTGCACTATATAATAGTACGGTTGTTGGTTCTGCTTGGTCTAATCTGTTGGTCGGAAGGGAATATCTGCTGGAAGGAGACGCATATTCTTATGCAGTCGGGCAACCTATGGGAGCCTTGTCTTCATTCAATATGCTTGCATTGACCCATCATATGATAGTTCAATACTGTGCTGTCAAATCCCATGTCGCGAGACTTGGGGTTTGGTGGGATGGTTACGAATTATTAGGTGATGATATTGTGATCTTCGACTCAAAGGTCTCTGTGGCCTATCTTGATTTTATGAAAAAGATAGGTATGGAGATTAATGAGAAGAAGTCTGTAATCGCAAGAAACGAGACTTTTGAATTTGCAAAGGTAACGGGTCATAACGGGCATAATGTGTCAGCAGTGTCATGGAAAATGTTCATTAGTCAGAACTCTTTTATAGGGCGTGCTAATATTGCTTTTTCTTTACTGAGAAAGCGTATTGGTCGTCCAGGGCTCTGATTAAAGAATGCCCTCAGACATAGAAGGTACACACAAGGTGATTTTAACTTATCACTGGTTGCTGTATGGTCTATGTTTGGAGGGTCACGGCTTGTGGGCATGGAAACGTTCTTGAGATCGATTATATCGAGATCAATTGGGCGTGCGAAACCTTACTATCAAGTGGCGTCCTTAAATAGGGATTATATCCTTACTTTAATGGCACAAACACTTTATGGTCAGGATTTGGGTGTAGACTCTGGACCGCAGGCAACTGCGATCTGGAGAGAGGTGTGACCTTATCTTAAGGCTCACTCTCTGTCTGGTATTAAACGTACTTGAATGAAATATTTCGAGGACTCTAATACACAGGCTGTACATCTCTGTGCATTGGCAGACAGTATTTGTTCTATGGTTGCCGCGGGATTCACTAACGCTCCACCGTCTTCTCCAACCGTTATGGAAGGAAAAGATTTATGTGAGGTGCAAGTGTGTTTTGACAATTTATGGTGGGATATACATGATCATCTTGAAGATGAGACAAGTCATATCCGCCGTAAGTTGGATGCGGTCGGGATACAGGCGATTGATGAAGTAACATTCGAAGAGCTGGAAGCAGCTAGCTTGGAGAGTGGTAACCTAAAGTCACTTGTTGAACTTCCAAAGCGTGCATTGGACAAAATTGCGAAGGGTGGAGCACCAGAACCGAAGTTTTCAACCGCTGTTGATGTTCTTAAATGAATGTCGGCAGGTCGGAAATCTCGGATTAATCGTGTTCCTATGGATTGGTACTCAAAAACTTGGGATGTCTGATATCATTAATGGTATTGGGCTGAAACTGTTATTGGTTCCCTGTAGGTCCATCGTTTCTTTAGGGGTGTACTTTCAGTCGAACTAGCTCATTAGAGTCTAGCGTCGATTAGCTGGAAGAATCACTCAATAAGAGGCGATTAAATGATCTATATAGGGCCGGGGTCTAATTCATTGCCTAAGCTTTACAACCTTATGCGAATGTATCTCATAAGGATAGGGGGCTGCCATACTCGCTGTATCTCTACATTTGATATGACAAGGATAGGTGATTTTATTGGTTTTAAGACCGTTAATCTAGCCGAGTCCTTGTTCTATCTCTTGTTAAAGGAGGTATGTAGCAGTTCGGGAGTCTGCCTAAGTAGATATTACGACTATTGAGTACGTGATACCGACGTATAGGTCTCTCGAATGGTATTATAAAGGGATGTAATTTGTTA